TGCATTTGGATCTGGAAAAAAGTCCCAAATGCTAACGAACTCAATGCGAGGAACCCTAACATCAATAGGCTTATACGCCCTAGAACCTTCTTCATCTTCATCCCACCTGCTTAAAGTTTTATTAAAATTAAACGGCCCTTTTACAATACCTGTACCAAATAAAGCAGACTCAAACAAAGCATTGCGTATTTCACTAGCTCCATTAGATTCTTCGATTTGATCATGTATTAACTTTTCCATCCTTCTTGCTGATCGTTCTGCTGGATTGAGTTCAAGGATTTCTGGGATTGGTGACAACCCTTCCCGCAACATACCTTTCCTCTCTCCTTCCTTATCGAGGTACTGCTCTTCAAACTTTCCTGTTCCATAAGTAGCTCCCGGCTTTAGTACTCTACCATCTCCTTCGTATCCTACATCATAAGGATTTTCTGCTCGTCCTTCTTCGATGTCTATTTCCATCTGCTCTTCAGGAGAAGTAGTTTCAATATTAGGAGTAGGATTATTAGTATCTAAGTGTGCATGTTCTGCAATTCCTTCAGGAACTTTAGTTTCGCTTATCCCTATAGGAAATTTACCTGCTCCAAAGATAACATCCACAAGCTGACCAAACGCAGCGAGTACTTTGGTCTTTGTGATTTTAACAAATACTCTTGACTTTTCTGATTCCCTAAATCGTACATTCTTTGGATAAATCCCCCTATAGTTATGATAAGATGTAATCCATCTTGACTCATCTAGTTCTCTAGCTCTTTGAGCATTATCATATCTATCCTGTAGTAAACCTACAAAATTATTACGGAGACTCTCTTCTAAGGTCAATTCCAAGCCATGCTCGTCCTCGACCTTTTCAAAGTAGATTTCGTTAGATGTTAGAGTATTTTCTTCTTCCATTTAATATTAGTCAGGTAGTACGCCAAGATGTAAGAACTCAACCAAGAACGTAACAGTAGTAGCTGCTGTAGCTAGGTCTGCTCCTATTGGAGTAAGTCTTCCATATAGCGTTCTTTCAGATGCTGTGTAAAGCGTTCCTGCAATTACAATAGCTTCAGAAGTAGCAGGGCCACCTACAACACCAGCAGTAACGCTAGTGCTAACAAATGCATTAGCTGCATGACCATGAGAGTTTTGAATAAGATAAAGCGGTGCATTAGCAGACCATGTGACTGCTGAACCACCATCATCTAGAATAGCTTCTGTAGCAATAATCTGCGTACCACCAGAAGAAGTACCTAGTGAAAAGTCTACATCATTACCACTACTACCACCTGTAACAATGTTACCTGCTGGAATAGCAATCAAGTTACGAATGATTGTATCCGCTGGTTGAGTAAATGTAACATCTGTGTTAGTATCATCAGTTACTGCAATAGTGCCTGTGGTTACAGAAGTCCAAGAAGTACATACGTTATCTGACAATGCACGTACATCTGAAAGTGATGCAGAGTCCCTCCCTGTATTTCTGATGCTTACGACTGGATTTGCCATATTAATCTCCTATTAGTTTTTTAATTTGTTCATATTGTTTTTCAAGCTCTTTTCTTTGCCGTTCTAATTTGAGCCTTTGAATAACAACTTTTTTATTAATATCCAAATTCTGCATCCACTGGCGTATAAGCTTGTTCCATTCTCATATGTCGCATTTGAGCTAAAGGATCATTAACTTTAGGTCTTGACATAATTAAATAACGCAAAGCATCATATGCATGATCCTGTGCGTGAGTGTCAACGTCTTCAGGGTTACTCTTATCCAAAGGAATACTTTGAAGTTCACGTATCAGGTTAGGACAGTTACTAAATATCTGTATTCGTGGCCTTCCGCTTTGTTGCACTTTCAAGTATTCGTGGATTTGAATTTTACCCTGAATCCTGTTTTTATCTGCCCTTCGTAGCTTATGTCCTGCTCTTACAAGCGTTTCACCTACTGTAGGGCCTGTAGTCCCTGTTCTGTTCCATGCTGCTGTATCAAGCACTCCACCAACAGAAAAGGGATCTTCTATTTCCATTTGAGTAATTAGCTGCGCTAAATCAACTCCTGTTAGATTCTTTTGATACAACTCTCGATATACAATAAGAGTTCCGTCAGAAGGATCTATAGCTGCCCATACACAAGATGATTCAGATGCATAACCATAGTCAATACCTTTTACTCGTTCCCAACCTATAGGAATCTGGAAAGGAGGTATTACATGAACACCTACATCAAATTCCGTAAAGGCTGCGCCTTCAGTAATTTCCCAATTACCTTCTAGTAACTGCCTACGTTGTACATCAGGTAAAGCCTTTAACATCTGCTCGTATCGACCATCCTTTGATAAAAACGGATTGTCTTGTAATCTAGCAGGAATAAACTTGCGGCTTAGTCCATCTTCCCCTGTAAACGATTCATTAGGCTCGTTGGGATCAACATAGCGTTTCTTAACCCAATGTGCGCCTACCCCTCCGGGGTTAGCTGTACAACGTAGGTAAGGGACAATATCTGGATCAGTAGTCCTGAGTCGAGATGCTAAATAGTTCCACCCAAATTCTGTTGGTAGGTGGGTGATCTCGTCAAACCCAATCCAAGAATAGGCTTGCCCCTGATAACGGTACACATCTGCATCCCTTTCTAGGAATCCAAATTCAACCTTTGCACCACTAGGGAAGTTCCATATCTTTTCTACTTCTCTAAACTTAGAACCCGGAAAAGCTTTAGGATATAATTCCCTAGACTTGTCAATTAATTCTCTTAACTCTGGCATAGATCTTCTTAGTATCAAAGCTCTATGCACTGGCCTGTGGCAATACCTTAGCGGATCTACTAACATCGCATAGGATTTACCACCTCCTGCTGCTCCTCCGTACAGTACATCTGTTTCTGGAGCGGCTAGGAAATCAGTCTGTGGCCCTTCATTAGGGGAGAATATAACAGACTGTTTCGCTTCTTCCTGTACTAGATCTGGTAAATGTTCTTCTATTTGATCTAGAGAAACTACTTTACCTTCTTTAGTCTTTTCATCAGAAGGTTCATCTAACTTACTTTGAATATTCTTCTGACGTTGAATACTTTTCTTAACTGTTTGTAACTTTCGTTCTAAGTCTTTTTCTTTTTTCTTCTTATCCTTTAAAGACTTCTGAGCAGATATCTTAGCCTTTACTGAACTATGATAGTTATACTGCCTTTTAGGTTTGTTAGGATCTTCTAAACCCCTTGCTACCTTTTCCTGCTTGACATACTTCTGTATAGTCTGGTGCGATATAGTCACACCCTCTAGCTCAGATTCTATAATCTCTTTCGCTTCTCTTAGTGAAGAGACTGTATTATCTATCAAACCATTAATCATCTTTGCTAATAGTTCAATATGTTCAGGAATAACCTCTAAAGCGTTATCTTTATTATCTACCAGCCTGTAACCATAGGGAATAGATCCCCTAACTTTATCCTTAGTCTTGGGAAATTCTATTAGCAATTGTGCCTTCAATCACATCTCCCTTAGCTGGTAATATAAATAAGCTGCCTGTACTATCGTCTAGGTTATGATTTACATCCAACCTATCCGTTTTAGAGACACCTACTCTATCAAGGATGGTTTGAGCGGCTTGTAGCTTGGTATTTACCTGTGGTATAGCATCATCAGAGTTCATTACCTGTACTAACTTCATAGCAGCTTTTGGTGCAGACTCAGCTAGGATACGAGAGGCCAGTTCAATCACTTCTTGTTGCAATGCTTTTATGACTTGATGATGACTGCCTTCAGCATAACCAGCTAGCTTCGCTGCTAATTTAGGATCACCTCCTGTTTCAATTAGGTTATCCAGAAACTTTTGCTGCTTTTCAGTTAGCTCACGCTCTTTACTTTGTGGTCTTATACCTTTAGGTAAATAATTTGAAATATGAGCCACTTAAAACATCCTTATTACAATACACATAAACTAAATTGTTATCTATTATAGGGTTGATTTTAGGTTTTGTCAAGCTTTATTTACACATTGTACTTGACAAAGTAACGATTTAACTGTATAATATCTATTAATAGTTTAATACAGTATTAATATTTAATGGGTTGTAGATACAAAAGGACGTTGTGAGTTACATGGTTTTAAATATTAATAATGTGAGCGCAATATATTGTACACATTAAACACCAGCCTGTTAAGATTGACAATTGAAAAATAGTTTAAAATATTTCTCAATGCCTTTTACTCGTGGGGGAGGGGGCTGGCCTCCTGCCTACCCCTTATTCTAAATAGTTATAACTTATTCTATTTGGAAATATTAAAATGCCATTAGCAAATATGATGCAACCATCAATATTTTTAATATTTAAAATATTGATCGAGTCAAATATTAGGCGCGATCTAAAAATATTTTGAATATTTGAAATAGGGCGCACCAAATCATTTTAATTAGCCTAAGATTTACAATCTTTTTAATAATTCCTAATACTTATTAATACCTATTAATCTATTCCTAATATTCTCCTATCTTCAAACACTTACCCGCCATTCACCTATTCAAAATATTCAGCAATTGGTCTAGCCAAATTGGTCCAACCAAATGCCTATTTTTCTATTGGTCTGGCCATATTGGTCTGACCAAAAATATCCTCTCAGACTCCACACAATAGCCGCCATTGAGCGATTGTGTTCTAGGTATCATATATCCT